TTTAAGAGATAACTCTGTTACTACAGCTAAAATAAGCAACAGTCAAGTTACTACCGCTAAAATATCAGACGCTAACGTAACTACAGCTAAGATAGCAGACAGTAACGTAACTACAGCTAAGATAGCTGACGCTAATGTAACAGCAGCTAAGATAGCAACTAACGCTGTTACAACAGACAAGATAGCTGATGGTGAGCTTACAACTTTAGCTGGTATGCAGTCTGCTACAGCATCAAAACTTGCTGACAGCACTGCTCTTACAGCAGATCTAGCCGACCTCAACCAGCTTGATGGTATGGCAAAGCAAACTACAATTACAGATGATGATACTAAGTTCCCAACCTCTGGTGCTATTGTCGATTATGTAGCTAACCAGCTTTCTATATTCGGTGGTTTTACAGCTATAGCAAACGAAACACAGTTTCCTAATACACAAAAGGCTTCTGGTGCTGCTATTAGTATATCAGATGCGGGTGGTGTTGTTGTTAATGGTAGCGGTACAAGCACATCAGGTACAACTGCAAACGGTACAACTGTTACAATAAACAACATACCTTCTAGTTTTCATAATAGTACTATAACTGCTGGTGTACGTTTGATTGTAACATCAACTGGCTCTGGACAGATTTATAACTATCATAAAGCTACAATTAGAGAAGAAGATCTTGCTAGCCTTAGTGGAGACATCAATGATTTTGCAGAAAGATATAGAGTTGGTGCGTCGAACCCTACAACTGACCTTGATGCTGGTGATTTGTTCTTTAATACTGGCTCAGGTAAACTGCTCGTATATAACGCAACTTCTTCAGCGTGGGAAGAAACACAGTCAGTAGGTAACTTTTTTATAAATACACTATCTAGTTCATCAGCAACTGGAGGAGGAAGTGCAACACCAAATGGAACAGCTTATAGATTTACACTTAGCAATGCCGGAGCTAATGCACAGCAACATATTGTT